GCGTTTTGGTCTTGGCATCTACTGACTGAATCGTGAGAAAAAATAAAATGAAAAATGCTGCAAGCCACTTCGTGAGTGTGTTTTGTTTATTCATTTGATTAAAACGGAAAAAGTATACGGTAAAGAAATCACAGTAAAAAATACTATGATATAGACTAGGAGATATCTGAAGAGTGTATTCATCGCCCTTTCCTTCGGGCGACAAATAGTTATTTCAACTTATCGCCCACTTGTTTGATTGCTTTTTCATAACCTTCACACAATTCCATGTAATATTCAACTTCGTTCCATGCATGTAATAACTGAAATCTTGCGTCATATAATACGTTTACCAGTGCTTGATACTTGTCTTTAGGACCATTTTCAATAAGTGTTATCAGAATGTCAATTTTACCAATGACACTTATCTCATCAATTTCATCATCAAAATCGTCAGGATCTTCTGTCATTTTTCGCCTTTTTCAAGCAGATTAATTGCATCTTTTACGTACCTTATTTCTTTGTTGAAAGTATCTCTCAACTCGTATAACTCAAGCAATTTTACCCGTAAGCGGTTCAACTCAAAGTTATCCACTTCTTTGGGCTTTTGTTTGGGTGTAAATGTATATATGTCAGCCATTGGTGTATGCTACTAGATTTTACACTTTTTGTCAATCATTGTCTTCTAGTTCATCGGTAAACTTTAACATGATAAGAAAACCTGTTATGGTCAAAATATAACCAAGCCAATGTGCGTTTTTCATTGCAAGCACCATAAAAATGGTGAACAATAATACTATGAATATTTTCATTACCATTTCTCCGCTCGTTGCCAGGTGTCATCATAGTCTGAAACATAATCGGTGACATCAGGTATGTTTACTGCGTAATCTTCTATATCGGGTATGTGTATCTCTTCACCTTTTCTGAGTGCTGAAAGATATTTACCTGCCTTTGCACGTGTTGCTGCACCTTCAGGTGTTTGGTGATAATCTAATAGTTTTTGTGAACGAACTGCCTTGTCTTCTTCGGTGTGTTCACGTACATTGCCGCATGAACGTGAACAATATGGTCCACGTTTATTGTGCGTTATACCACATCTAAGACATGTTTTTTGTGCTGGCATTTTCTTCTAGTGTTTTCTCTATGTATTCACAGAGCCAATGACCTAAAATCAAATGACCTTCTTGTATGCGGGGTGTTGATGTTGATGGTATGGCGATATAATAATCGGAGTAATCATACATCCATGTTGTTTTCATGCCAGTGAATGCAATATTGACTAATTGATTGATTTTACCAAACTTCATTGCTTCAAGCACATTTGGTGATTGACCTGATGTTGAAAGATAAATTGCTACATCACCTGGTCTTGAAAGTGCTTGTAGTTGTCTTGAAAAAATATGTTTGAAACCCAAATCATTACCAATCGCAGTAAGAATTGAAGTATCAGTATTCAATGCAATGGCTGCATATGCATCACTCTGCAAATTGAAATAAGAAACTAATTCACCAGCAAGGTGTTGTGCTTCTGCTGCTGAACCTCCATTACCCATGAAAAAGATTTTGTTACCACTCTTTAATGCATCTACACATGCTTCAGCGGCAAGTTTAGTTTGCTCTAATGGATTTGGTATTGATCGTGATGCAAACTCTAACGGCGCATCTGTTAGTAAAGAATCAATCACTGCTCTGGTGTCTTTTAAAGACTCATATATGTTCATAACAACTCCTATGCCGATTGAAAAATATCCTGCGCCCTACATGTGGTAATAAAATTGATGAATGCTACTGCTTCTTGTTCTTCTTGATAATAACGAAGAATTGTTTGACCTGTGTATTTTGAAATGATCATTAATAAAATGTAGTGGTCACGATAGGTGGAGAATTTGATCCACCACCCATTCCTGACCACTGGTTGCCAAAACTTAGTCTTACCTTCTATGTCAAGCCTTAGTTTCTTTGATTTCTGATTTGATGATTTTTTTTGCATCTTCTGCAATGTTCTTATTCAAGTTTACTACCTTCTTTGTATATGTAGTAAAATGATTTTCCGTAACACTGTCAAAATAGGCAATTGTGTGATCTACCAGAACTTTATTGAAGTCGATTGTTTTGATTGTTGCTGCTTCTGCTTTGCGCTGAATATCATTCCATGTGTAGAATGTCGGGAATTGTGGTTGATTTAAAAACATTGTAATCTCCTTTTGTTATTGAACTCTTGAATAAGCTGTTCTACATCTGCCGTAGTTTTTGGATCTCTTGATGCGATATAATACTCAATTTCAGTCATTTGTCGCTGAGTGAACCAGTCTATGAATTTCTTAAACATCGTTGCTTCTCCTTGTATACTAGTATATAGTATTTCTTGCTGCTTTGCAGCATTTTTAAGAGGCAATTATTTGAAGATTCTTTAAGTGTGCCCGTCTAACTTTTGCTGAGACCCAATCATTATAGTATACACTATCCAATAAAGCATGTCTACTGAATATTTCATAGGTTTCAAAGTAAGAGCATTCGGATTTTGATTTGCAAAGATGTAGAATAGTTCTGCGGAAATTATGTTCGCCTAACTCGGTAACTTCTCTTTTAAGTGTTTCATTGGAACCCCAATAGGTTTCCCAGTCTGAAGTTTTTCGTATCTTTTTTTTCTTGCCGTTGACTTGCTTGTAGCCAGCGCATGTAAAGTATTTGCGTCCAACGTATTTTCTTCCTGTGATTAAATTCTCAATTAAATAAACATAACCAAAATGTGTGCCGTCTTCTTCAAACGGCACATCACCATAATACCATGTCATAGTGGTTCATCATCTTCATCTTCATCAAAATCTTCTTGATCAAGTAAAAGATATTCGCCACAAAAACTACAGTACAAAGGGTCACTTTCTGTTTCTAATTCATTATATGAGATACTGAATTCGGAACTACATGCCGAACACTGGTGATTGATCCTAATCATTTAATTACACCATGATTGTTTTGCCTCACCGTAGTATTCACGTGCAAAGCCATTTTGAATTAACATTGAACGAAGACTCTGACCATCTAGAACGATATCTCCCAATACACGACCACCAAATTTATCCCACCCATAGAGAGTGACTTGACGCTTAGTGGACTTTGCCACTGCGTTGGTTGCAAATTTAGTTGCCAACTTTCCTCTTTCATCTTCTTGTGGACATTGGGCACGAAAACCCTTCTCTGGTGTGTCTACACCATAAATGCGAACAGCAAGTTCGGGTTTTAATGGTGCTGGCAAAAAAGGTGCTGCGATAACTATTGTATCACCATCGTTTACACGGACAATTTGTGCATCATATGTCACACCTTGCGGTGTTTTTTGTGCCTGTGCTGGCAAAACTAAACATAGGAATAAAAATCCTACTGTTGCATAAAACTTTTTCATACAATCTCCCCTGAGCATACTATTAGATACATTTGATGTCTTGCGGTGTCTGGCATTTCAAGTTCTGCAATGTATTCATTTGGTTGAATTGGTTGAATCGCTTGTATTTCCCCATCAGATTTAACAAAAACCTGTCGTAATAACATAATCGCTTTTCTTGAACAACTTATGACACCCATCGTATATATCTTGTCTGTAGGCTCACTAAATGCTGCGTAATTATATGTGTGATCAAATTGAACCAACGAGTGAACGATAAAACTATCGTTATCTAACCTATCAATTTTTTTATTCATTGAAAAATTGTAGGTGTTTTCATGCATCAAAAAATCCCAGTCGGAGTCTTGATGAATAACTTTATTGTTTTGAATATTGAGTTCAAACCGGTCTGCTGCAAATACAGAAGCGGTTAAAAATACGGAAATAATGAAGGAAAATAGGTATTTCATGATACCTCCCCTGAAATACCTATTTAGATTGAAAATTTAGAAACTTAACTGGCTTCTAAACATAACTGCTTTTTCACCATTTACACGGCTGCCCGAACTACCAACTAATGCATCAAACTTAGTGTCGGTGTAGTTTACCATGAATCTCAGATTGTCGGTGCAAAACCAAGTAATGCCGTATGTCAAAGCAGTAGCACGATTTGATTTACCAGTCGCCACTGTGATTGTGCTTGCATCAAATTCACTCATACGAACACCAACTTGCCATGCACCTTTACCACCTTTATCAATAGCATTGTTTGGTTTAATCCAACCAAATACACCATCTTTGTATGCATGAGATTCACCGGTCAAATTGTACACCGCTTGAACATAATAACCTTTGATTTCTTGATCATTGCCTGTCGCAGCATCATATTTAAAATTGAACTGTTCACCTTGAACTTTAAAAGCATTGTATGCAAATGCTGCTTCTAATCCTTGGCGTGTTCTTGTAGTAGCACCACTCAATGCAGAACCTGTAAACCAACCAGACTGCATACGTGATTCTGTCCTACCACTGGCTGGTGCAACACCACTTTTAATTTCACCTGTGCTGTATGCTGCACCTAAGTGTGCAGTGTATGCTTTACTGCCTGTTAGTTCAGCAATATTAGTTGTTACACGACCAATATAATCAAGTCCATCGAACTCTGCGCTCTTATTGGATTTGCCTCTACTTGCTGCTATAGCATATGTAAGGCCAGGTTTTGGCACACCATGTAACATGAAACCAGTTTCTTTTGCAGGAATAAATTCAGTATCATTCTGACCAATCAAACTACGTTCCATAAAATCTAGATTGTTTGAACTTGTCATTTGCTCAAGACTAAATGGCATCTTGAACAAACCAAATTGAAATTGCATTTCTGGATTTGCTGCATAGTTCACCCACATTTCGTCGGCTGTAGATGATGTAGAACTAAAGCCATCACTTGCACCAAAGTTTGCTAGTAATTGATATTTAAAGTCTTTTGCAAACTGACCACGAACACCAAATCTAGCACGACGAACTTCGGCTAAGTTTTGATACGAATCCGTGGTTTGACCGACACCATAATCTGGTGTGTATTGGCGATAGTCCATATGAATTCTACCTGTAAACTGTGCCGTATTGTTTCCATCTTTTGATTTGAGTCCAAGTCCATTTTCTGTGACTGAACCATCGTTTGCTCTTGCTTGTCTATATTTGACTGAATCGCTAACATCTTTGTCAATTCTTTGCTCTGCAAACTTTTTGTTTTCTTCTCTCTCTTCATATGCTTTAAGTTTTGATTCATACTCTTGTTGAGTGATTACATTTTTCTCTTTCAGAATATTCAATGTGTCCTTATACTCATCAGCATATGCAGGAATTACTGCTGCTAGTGCAACTACGATAGAAAGTTTTTTAAATAATTTCATGATATATCCTTATTTCCAAATTGGGCTGTTGTCTGGTCCACGAAAATCTTTTTTCCAGTTTTCCTGAACTAATTTAATTACATCGGCTGGCATGTGGACATATTCTAATTCTGTTGACATTTGACCACCATTCTTATATGACCAATCAAAGAATTTAAGAATTGCACGACCTGTTAGTGCATCTGCTTGTTGTTTGTGCATAAGAATAAAACTTGCACCTGTTGCTGGCCAAGCATCCTTGCCTGTCTGCCATGTGAGTAACAAATACATGCCTGGTGCATTCACCCAATCTGCGTTCGCTGCTGCTGCTTTGAATGTTGAATCATCTGGTAATACGAAAACACCATCACGATTCTTTAGCTGTGCATAAGCAATTTTATTTCTCTTTGCGAAAGCATACTCCACATATCCAAAAGCACCTTTGATACGCTGCACTTGTACAGCAACACCCTCATTACCTTTGCCACCTACGCCGACTGGCCACTTAACTGCTGTGCCTTCACCGATAGATTTTGCAAACTCAGCATTTGCTTTACCTAAGAAGTTTGTCCAGATAAATGTTGTGCCTGAACCATCTGCACGATGAACAACTGTGATTGCTAATGCTGGAAGATTTACACCAGGATTTAAATCAGTAATTGCTTTATCATTCCATTTTGTAATTTTACCAAGGTGGATATTTGCAATAACTTCTGGTGTCAACTTCAATTGACCTGGCGCAACACCATCAAGGTTGAAAACTGGTACTACACCGCCGATGATTGCTGGAAATTGAACAAGACCTTCTTTGTCTAATTCTTCTTTCTTTAATGGCATATCAGATGCACCAAAGTCAACTGTCTTTGCTTTGATTTGTTTGATGCCACCACCTGAACCGATGGATTGATAGTTTAGACCAATGCCAGTTTGTGCTTTATAAGCCTCAGCCCATTTACTATAGATTGGAAATGGAAAAGTCGCACCAGCGCCAGTAAGTTCTGCTGCTGATACGACTCCTGTAAACAACATTAATGATACTAAAAACTTCTTCATATTATCTCCTATAAGTTAGACTACTAAAATTATTCTAGTGTAACGGAACCGTCACAATTTGGAATTTTTTTTAATAGTCCGACCACAAAAGATAATCAGACTTTATATTTAGTATTATGCGGCTTTACCCCATACAGTTTCCCAATTACCAGACAAAGCACCCTTTGAATAATCCGTTGCACGATTTTCAAAAAAGTTTGTGTGTGTTGGTGCATTAATCATCTCTTCAACCCATGGTAGAGGATTCTTTTTAACTTTGAATACACCTTTGAGTCCAAGTGAAATAAGTCTACGATCAGCAATGTAACGAATGTATTGCTTCACATCTGCCGCCGTTAATCCTGTCATCTCACCCATGTTAAACGCTAAATCAATAAACTTATCTTCAAGTTCAACCATCTTTTCTGCAATGGTATAAATCTTGCTCTTCAGTTCATCATTCCAAATTTCTTTGTTCTCTTCAATGTATGTACGGAATAATTTAATCATAGACTCTGCGTGTTGTGTTTCATCTACGATTGACCATGTAATGATTTGACCCATGCCTCTCATTTTACCTGTGCGTGGAAAGTTAAGTAGCATGATAAAGGAACTGAATAATTGCATCCCTTCGGTGAAAGCAGAGAATACTGCAATATGAGCAGCAGTAGAAGCCCTATCGCCATTCTGTGTGCTAATACCAAGAACGTAATCATGTTTTGAACGCATTTCGTCATATTCCATAAACTCCGTGTAAGTGGTATCTGGCATACCAAGTGTTTCAATCAAATGTGAATATGCTGCAATGTGTAATGCTTCACGTGCTGCAAAACCTAACAACATCATTCTCACTTCAGGTTGAGGGAAATAAGGCAAGTAATTATTAACATAGCCACCTGCAACATCAATGTCACCCTGAGTAAAGAATCTGAATATATGTGTGAGAAAATTCTTTTCGTCTTGTGTAAGTTTATTTTTCCAATCCTTAACATCTTCAAGCATTGGTACTTCAGTGTGTAGCCAGTGTGATTGTTCATGCTTGAGCCATGATTCATATGCCCATGGATATGCAAATGGTTTGAATGATGTTCTTTCATCCGTTAGTTTTGTGTCGTGCTTTTTAATCATTGATAAACGCCTCTATTTCTTGTTTTGTTTTATTTCCTACTATTCTTTTTGATGGGATATTATCTTCAACGATTACCATTGTTGGTACACTACGAATGCCAAACTCTGCTGCAATTTCAGGATGAATGTCAATATCAACAACTTCAACGGGTAATTTTAAATCAACTTCATCTAAAGTTTTTGCAAGCATCTTACATGGTCCACACCACGATGCTGTAAAACGTACTATCTTCTTCATTTACCTTGCCCTCTATACTTCTTGTGTGAACGTTTTTCGGTTTTGTTCATGCTTGAAGTTTTTTTATGACCGCCCTGTTTAGTTAATTTATGAACTTTTTTATGTTTGCTTGTGCCTGTTTGCTTTGCCATATTATCTCCTATTCATACATTACGGTATTAGTATCACCTAATGCCCACTTTGGTTTTTGTTCTACAACATACTTCTTGGTGCATACTTTAAAATCTGGAAATTTCATTTCTTTTGGATTACTTGCTGCGTCTAAAAATAAACAACGATTGTTTGGTTGTGCTGCAAACTGTCCATTATCTAGTTGCATGAAATTGAAACTCTTATGATCTTCTGGCCACTCAGCATAACTTGTATCTATAATATTTAAGTCGGGTGCAGAATGATCTACAGTAAACAGGTATTCACCCTCATAGAAGTTTTTATCTTTTGCATAAAACTTGCAAGTCAAATTGCGTAGAAATGCTTTTTGTATGACTGTAAAATCATAACTAAAACAATCCCAGATTTGAAGAGTGTCTAAAGGTAAAAACTTCTTAGTGTCAAGATTCTCTGTGCGTGATACATACGCATGGAGAGGTAGTTTGTCATAAATTGCGCCATAGTTTGGTAAGTATGCCTCTATTCTAAATGCTTGACCACGAATGCTTTTGATTGACACCCATATGCAAGGCTCATATTCTCCATGCCCTTTTTCAAAATCATATAAAAATTCTTTGCGTATATAACAATGTACAGGTGGTATGTTTGCGACTAAATGTGCCATTTTTTCTCATGTAAGTGAAATTTCATACCAACATATGTTCCTGCAAATGCGCCTAGAACTGCTGGTATAATCATTGTATGATCTGTGGTGTAATTGATTATTGCTACACCACCCAAAAACGTGATTGCTGATGCCCAAATACTTGATGCTAACGGTTTATCATTCTGTACTGATTTGAGTAACTGTGTATAAACAATGTCTGTAAAAAACATACAAATGAATGTAAAAATATATGCCCACATTATTTTTTCTCTTCAACTTTCTTCTCTATTGGCGGTGGTTCTGGTGGCCAAACTTGATCTTTAATATAACTGGCACCAAACCAGCCCCATGCACTAAAAAATCCCCACATCATAATTTCTAATATCATTCTATCTCTCCATCAACCTGTTCACGAAGTCTAGTAATAGATATTCTTTACTACCACTCCATCTTTTTTTCATCCATGAATAGTCTTCGCACCAATGTTTCTCCGCTTCTGGATGACAACCAATCAAACCAATTCTGTTTTGCATGATAGCCATTGCATCACCATTAGGATATCTTGCAATCACATCATACTTTGATTCATCACCGAAAATTGCACAGCCATCATAAAAGAAAAGTTCCTCGGGCTTATCATCCCATGTAACACTCATTTGCTTTGCATGAGGTCTTTTCGTGTCTGTGTTTGGTCTTTTAATATACTGATCTGTACGGAAGTCTGAAGATAACCCAAAATAATCGTGATCAGCCCAATAGGCACCCATGCATATTCCCAAATAGTATCCACCTCTTGCAACAAAATCCTGTATTCTGGATTTATGAAACTTGAGAAGAGAATCCCAAGAATCAGCATCGCCGACACCACCAGGAAATAAGACCATGTCAACGTCATCAAAAAAATTGTCTTCAACTTCATGCTTTGTAAATATTTTAAACTTATAGTATGGGTGTAGTGCTTTTATAATTCCATTACCAGATTGAATAGAACATTTCGGTTGATGTAAAAAGAGTGCTATAGTTTTCAATTTTTTTTATTCTTATCATTGTCTTTTTTCTCCTGCTCTTTTGACGGAGCAGGAGTTTTTTCTTTGTATATCGGTCGCTTCGGATGTGGTTTTGGTTTTTTAGGATTTAATTCAAATGACATTTATCCCTCACACGCTAAACAGACCTCCTCAGTAGCCAATTGTTTCAAGTCAATCTCTTGTATAATCTCACGTTCAATTTTCTTGGATACTTTGTCAGCCTTTGCTAGTTTTTCTGAACGGCAGTAATACAACGTTTTCAAACCTTGTTTCCATGCTTGAAAGTGAACTGCATGAAGGTATTTAACATTTACGTCAGGTCTGAAGAAAAGGTTAATGGATTGCGCTTGGTCAATGTAATGTTGTCTGTCAGCGGCGTGGTCCACAACCCATCGTTGGTCAATCTCCATACCAGTTTTGTAGACATCTTTGGTATAGTCATCCAAGAAGTCCAAATGTTGGACGGAACCGTCATTTGCAATGATGCTTGACCAGATTTCTTGATAATCCAATTTGCTGTCTGCATTACATTTCTCCTGAATAATTTTATCTAGAAATTTATTCTTGTTCAGGTATGCACCTGAGAGTGTATCTTGTCTGTAGGCGTTTGCACGGTACGGCTCCACGCTAGGAGAAGTATTGCCCATGATAATGGAAGATGAAGCATTGGGTGCAATAGCCATGAGATGAGAAAAGCGTTTGCCAGTACCAAGTGCATCAGGAGCCTCACCACGAATTTTGCCGAGTTCAAGATTTGCATTATCTAGTTCTTCACGAATGTGTTTGAATACTTGATTGTTGAATGATTTTGCTACTGCTGATTCAAACGCAATATTTTTTTTCTGAAGAAGAGCATGATAACCAAGAGCCCCCACACCAATACTGCGCTCTTGTTGAGCAGAGTACCTGGCTCTGTGAATAGCATCAGGAGCATTGTCAATAAAATGCTGAAGTACATTATCAAGCATTTCCGCCACGTCCCGCAGAAAAAGTTCATTATCTTTCCAATCATCATAATACTCCAAGTTTACAGATGAAAGGCAGCAAACCGCTGTGCGCTGTTTATCTGTAGGTAAAATAATTTCACTGCACAAATTAGATTGTTTGATGCTCAGACCTTTTTGTTTCTGAAAATCTGGCATTGCACGATTGCTTGTATCAATGAAGTGAATGTATGGCTCACCTGTCAACATACGTGTTTCAAGTATGCGCTGCCACAATTCACGTGCAGATACTTTATCTTTGACTTCACCACTGTGTGGATCTTTCAGTTCCCATGTATCATCAGCATCATGATCTAACATGCACTTTTCAATCAACAGCATGAAGTCATCGGTAATGTTAATGCCGTGATGAAGATTCAAAGTTCGCATATTTGGATCACCAGTAGGCTTACGCATTTCTAAAAATGAGATAATATCAGGATGAGATATATCCAGATAAGCAGCATAAGACCCACGGCGTGTGCGACCCTGTCTATATGCCAATGAAGATGCATCGTAAGTACGTAAATGAGGCATAATGCCAACGGATTTATCATCAGCAGAACGAATACCCAATCCAATTCCAACTCCGCCTCCTAACATTGATAACCAGTTTACTTCCGAAAGAGTATTGACCAAACCTTCTGCTGAATCATCCAAATAGGGAAGAAAGCAGCTAATAGGCAAGCCGCGCTTACTACGACCAAAAGATAAAATAGGAGTAGAATAAGATAACCAATGCTTACTAGAATAATCGTAAAGGCGTTGAGCATGAGCATTATCAGTTGCGAAAGCAGCGGATACAAATGCAAATCTTTCTTGAGGACTTGATTCAGTTTCACGCATGTATGATTCTTGTAATCTTTTGATTCCGAGTTCATCAAATAATCCATCCCTAGTTAAGTCTATTTTAATGCTGCTGACATCTACCATTTTCTCTCCGTTGTTATTGTTCTAATGCTGCCACTACATTTGGAAATTTTTCTGAAATGATTTTCCAACATTCTGATGCTACTCCTGCGTGTTCTTTTTGTGTGCCATTTTCCATACGCAACTGACAGTAATGAATCCAACTACGCAAAGTGCCATTCATATACAGCCTTGACTGTGTGTTACCTTCTGGTAATACTGAACGCGCTTGTTCTTTTGCAATACCATTCTCAATCGCCCATGTATATGCATTTCTAGCCTCAGTGATGACATTCATCTGTTTAATCATCCACTCAGAGTGTAGTTCATTATCATCAACTTCAATGCTATTCTGACGATTCTTTGTATCTTGCAGTCTTGCTTCTCTCAATTCAAAACTCAACTCTTTTGTTGGATCAGCATAACGTTGGCTGAATTCCTGAAAAGAAAAACTACGATGTCGCAAGATTTGCCTTGCGATGTCTCTTGTTGTGTTTATTTCCATAACGACATTGACCATTTCAAATGGTGACCAATGTTGATTTTTGATAAGATAACGAATCAGCTTCTCATCACTCCGTGTCATATCCTGGTTATTAGGATTTGACACACGTGCCATGTAAACAATCATATCTTCAGCAGAGTTGTGACCTGCAAATGGTGCTGTTACACCAATTAATTTCACTTTCATAATTTTTTCCAGAATGTAAATTTCGCTATCGCTTCTAAACCAAAAAATGTATTACTATCTATAATACTTTGAATTTCGCCAGACGAAAATCCATTTAATATCATCTCATTGATGTCTTTGCCATCTATGTTATCTGGCCAAATTACAACATCATGATTTGATTTGATCGCATTTTCAATTAACTTGCAAACTTCTTTATTACGTGGTTCATTGTCAAATATCAAGGTAATTTTTTTTGCTTGAATATTTTTCACTGTCAATGCAAGGTTTGCATCACCAGAGGCCACACAATTTTTCAAAAACAAACTATCAAGTGGACCTTCAACAAGATATACACGTTCTTCTAAATTCAAACGATCCATGCCATACACCAATTTGTTTTCTGAATCATTTGTTCTCAACGTAACATAGCGTAGTGTGCGGTCGCTTGTCTCTAATGCACGACCTGACACTGCAACTAATTCATTCTGATAATTAAAGAATGGAATGACCAATCGTGCATCTTCAATTAATTTTTTATCGTGATTAGGAATTAATGCATCACAAAATGCTTTATAGTTTGAAGTGAACAACAACTTATCATAATGTTCTTCAGGTATCAGTCTATTTTCAGCGTATGTTAAACAAAAATGTTCACTTGGTAAATCACTGAGCCATTCTCCATGTTCAAATATCGTGCGCTTTTTGATGTGACCAAATTTGGGTGGGTTGGTGATGATTCTTGGTGTACTACCACTTTTTCTGTGATACGTGTTGGACGAGCCGGCTGTACCCGTTCTGTATTTTTCAAGTACATATTCTCCATGTAGTGATGGGTCAACATGCTTGATGAAATTGGCTGCATTTGTTCCTACTCCACAGTTATGACAACGGTAAAATAAATCATTGCCCTTGGCATATATGTAGCCACGGGCTTTGAGTTTGTTGGTTTGGGAATCTCCACAGTATGGGCATGAGAAGTTCCAGAGATTGGTGTTCTTTTGCTTGAAGTTACGCAAGCGTGAAGAAACCATTCTCACATATTTTGCATCAATGTATAGAGCCATGTAATCATTATATCAATACTTCTCACAGAAGTCAATCAATTTAAAATACTTGCCAAAAACTCTAGTTTGACGTTTGCTATAATCCACGCTAGTACAACAACACCACCGGCAATCATCCAACGCCACTGAAGCATGGACTTCATGTCATCATCTTCTTTTTGATTATGCTCGGTAATGTGATCACGCAATGATTTTATTTCATCCATAATTCTACGTTCAGTCAATTCAATCTTATCAGAAAGATTTCTATCGGTCGTGGTAATCCTTGAATGAAGTTCTTTGATATCACTTACGGTATCCTCTTTTCGTTTGTCCATGTCTTTGTAAATCTGATTGACACTGTTTGTATTGTTGTCCGCAAGTTTTTCAATAACACGATCCATCTTCTCACAGAGGTCGGCAATAGTGCCGACTTTCTCTTTGAGAACGCCAACTTCCACTTTAAGTGCTACTTCTCCGTCTATCATTATTTCTTGTCGGGAATTTTAGTGCCTTCTAGTTTCTTATGCACCTTAATTGTCTTGCAAACTTCTTTTTCTTTTTTAGTTTTGTTGTCATACTCTTTGACACACACTTTCTTTTCTTCAGCGGCAAATGCTGCATTTGTAAGTGGTGCAAAAAGCAGGAACAAAATCATTGACGCTAACGCAATTTCTTTTTTCATTTCTTTTCCTTTGAGACAAATTTTTCGGATGCGGTAAAACCTAATCCACCTAGCACAACATACATGATAGCATCAAGTGTTTGTGGATTCAATCTTTTTTCAAAAAATAATTCTGAAATTACACCAGTAGCAAGCAAAAGAAAAGCCAAAAAGGTTATCAATCGCTTACTACTGGGATTACTTTCACCTTCACCTGAAAGGGTTTTGGATAAAAAGTTTATCATTTTTCTGGATGATCAGGTTGTGCTGGTGCTGGTTTACCACCAAAGCCCGATACTGCCGCAACAAATGATGCCGCTGGTTCAAATGCTGTTGATGCTACTGATCCAAATCCTCCACTTAGACCAACTGGTGCCGAAGATACGGGTGGTGGTGGCGGTGGTGTGTAAGGCTTGTTTGCAGCATCAAGTGCTTTTGCTCTTAATTCTTTGTCATCACCTGCTAACATGATACCTGACAATGTACCTGTCAAGAATGTAGCAATAGGAATAATCAATTCAAAAAATTTGTTGTCAACTGGACTCATTCCATTCATTGGCTGAGTTACAAAAATAAGACTATACAGAACAACAAAAACAATTCCGAACAGTGTTAAACCCAAAACGACACCAATGAAAAACTTCAGTCGTGCATTGAGTTCTTCTGTCGTATATCTTTCTCCTGACCATAAATCCTTAATCATTTGCATTCTCCTTTACTTGGAACTTGTGGTAATTGCATTGTCTGAACAGGTTGACCGTTTTTATTTTTTTCGTAATGAGTCAAATCTTCAGGGCAAGTTCCGTTTGCACTACAATATGGTTTTTTACATTGCTTAGTGTCCCAATTTTCTGGGTCTTGGCATGGGTAGCGATAGTTTTCTTCACACGCTACTAATAATGGTAATAACAAAAAAGCTAGATATTTCATTAGTGGACTCCTAGAACATGAAGAGCATGTGCATAATGTTTTTTGCGGTCTTCAAGTCCTATGGTGCCACCATTAATTCTCTTTGTCATCGTAAGAATATCGCCCGTATCTGCAAATTGATTCAGTTTGTTTGTTTCCCAGAACCAACATGCTGACTGTGCAGCACCTTCAAATGTTTGTGTATACTCTGCTGCTTCTTCTGGTGTAATTTCTAATGATGCAGCAAACCATGTATAGTTTGTTTTACCAGTCAGTTGAATTAATCCACGACCACGATATTTGTAGCCATCACCAGATGCTTCGTTGCCGTTGCCCATACGGTCGGCATAAATTTTGTTTGCAATCTTTTCTGGCTTCTTTTCGTATGCTTTTGCAGTAGCCATATCTTTGAAGTATTTTGGAAATACCTTCACTAGGCTTTCTGCTTTGTAATTTAGATTTTCTGTGAGAAAAATAAAACCACCAGATTCGTGAGCGCATTGTGCAATGAATGCTGCGATTCTTTGTGGAGTATTGATGTCGTAATCCGGCAGTAATTGACTTAATGCTTTGTGCCACTGGTCAATATATGGATTTTTTGGTAGTAATTGTTTTAATTGTTCTTTTGTAAGTTCCATGTGTATCCTCAGATTTATTTTACAGAGTCAAAAATTTCCTTTTGTAATCTATACCATTCTATCCACATATCAACTTTATCACTACACAAATGATACTCTGTGTAGTTATCTGCTACAACCGTAATCACATCACTCAGTTTGGTTGTGCCTTCTTTAATCTGTGCCAGTGGCGCGCAAGAGTTCTTAAATGAATCTGGTATTTCAGGAAACTTACGTGCCACTGGTACAGTAGTGCTACAGCCAGTCAACAATAAAACTATAAGTAATTTTTTCATGGCTTCTTGGCTGCTTCGTTCAAAATACTTACTGCGTTGGGATCAAGTTCACATTTCGCATCAATAACTTTTTCCACTTCTTTAATCTTTTGTACAACGATCTCTCGTTTTTCAACGACTCTCTTAACTCTCTCTCTGATTTTCGTTTCAATAACAACATTTGTCTGCTGTGATTTCGCTTCTGCATCTTTCACTTTCTCCTCTAGTTCAGCCACTCGTTGACGCCATTCTTGCTCTACGCTATAGCCTCCTTTCCAGTAAATACCGATACAGAGTAATACTATGGAAACATACTTGATGATGTTTGCATAGTTGCCAATTAATGGCAATCTACTACCTAAAAAACCAATTACGGCACCAATGGCACCACAAACTAAAACTGCGTTGATGATGAATAAAAGAAAACCAGAGGGCAGAAAACTAAGAAGCCACATTTGACTTTCTCTTCATAAATGAAATGAATGTTGCTGTCTTACGTTTCTTCACACCGGGTTCGCCTTGTGGACCGACGCCTAGTCCTGCTACGGCACCACCACCAACAGCGTTTACAGGAGCATCTTCTTCTTTAACGCTTTTTGCATTTTTATCCCAATATTCTGGACCAAAGCCACACTCATTGCGTTTTTCCATCTTTCTACAAGCTGGACAGTATTTTGATTCGTTATTTTTCATAGTAGTTTATTTATATACCGTAGATTGACTTTACCGCATTATAATTCTGAGTTATTTCTGCACCAGATAATGCTTTGTTATACACCCGCATCTGATAGAATACTGGTCCCAAGTCTGCATTGTTCATTGTATCCCCAAAACCTGTACCGTCATTAAAATGCCTTGCGCCAAAATAAAACCCACCTGTCGCAAAGAGTGTTTGATTAACAATAGTATCAGTTGTTCCAATCTGTGAACCATTTAAAAATAGACTAGCTTGTGTGCCATTGATAACAAAAATCCATTGTCTTATAGCATTACTCTCAGTTATGGTTACTGCGGTTTCACCATAAGGAATACCATAACTTATATTTGTTGAACCATCCATATATGCTACATATCCCCCGCCAGTATCAAAAATTTCATTACCCCAAATAGATCCCCAAAACAATGTTGGATTAAATGAAGCAACCACTTCAACTGTTACAGTATTTGAAGCAATATTGTAAGGAACACTGATATAATCCGTACCACCTAAATCCTCATTGTTTAGTCTTATGCCACCACCATTGTTTGATACATATGATGGAGAACCTATAAGTGTTGCATTACGACCATTGCCACTAGAATCAGTCCAGGTTGAACCAGTTGATGGTGCAGTTGCTAAGTTAAATTGCAGACCTGAAGTTACGATTGATGGTGATCCAGCAGGAGCATTAGAATCTACGTAGATTCCTTGTCCGATTGTTATTCCTGGTCCAATTATCATTTTAGATTTCTTAGAACCTCTGCGACTTTCATATCAACTGATATATCTGATGATAGAATGTCCGTATTGTTGATGCCACGAACTTTTTCGGGCATGAGATTTAAAAACAACAAGTATGTTTTGAGTATACTATAGTCGTCTTTATTGGTATGATAAAACATAATTCTTGTTGATACTTCAGGACCAAAAATATTGTACAGAACAACAATATGATTGAGTATCAGACGCTCACGCATTTCACCATGTTTAGAATAACGCCTGAATAATCTTTTGAGATAATTCAATCGTTTCATGTCTTCAGTGAATTCACTCATAACGCAATTAGGCCTATCATAGGCCTTTGCTGCGTACAACATTATATTGTCATCGGTTAGATTCTCAAAAGACATAATCAATGAGGCTGCCCGAAAGCAGCCTCTATTTCAATTAAGCGTCAGGTGCAATAGCGTCATCGGATGCATCACCAGTCATTGAACCCATTGCTACTAGAGTTTCAAATGTGGTACGACCGTTACGACCGCCCATTGTAAAGGTGAATGCTGTGTTACCGAATGTATTTGCTGTTGGTGTACCTGTGTACAAACCAGCATTTGTAACCGTGACTGCTGTAACCCTACCAGTAGCAGCCGTTGTTACACTGACTTGTGCAGAGGTATTGTTTGTACCACCACCAGAAAGAATCAGCGTATATGTACATGCTGATGCTGCTGGACCTACAGCATTAGTATTTGCTGTAACTGAATCAATTCCGCCGGCACCTTTAGTACGTGCTACCCAACCAGCGTGTGTTGGCTGACCATCAGTAATCAGACCCTCTTCTGTTGTATCTATACCAAATACACCAAACTCTACGTTAGTACGGGTTGCACTCATGTAAGTATTCGAAAATACTGATGTTGTTTCTGAGTTGGCCAGACTTTCACCAGTAGTTGATGTGTCGTAACCTGTCAGACCCGAAAAGTTTGGAGCATTGTTAGATGCGTCTACATTTCCCCAAAGTGGCATGTTTTTCTCCTATAAATCTTTGATTAGTTATTTATGTTTTCTGTATATCGCTAGACAATTCGGGGTCTTTCTGAAACTTATCCGATGCCTGTTCTTGTTCTTGTTTTTTGCCCTTTGCGGCATCTCTAACAATCTGAGCCTTGCGTGATAGAGTTCTTGCTGCTGCGCTTGGATCGTCAGTGTTTTCACTCACTGATTTCCAACCACCACCCATTTCTTTGTATTTCTTCGCAGCCCAACCATTAGCATATGCTGAAGGATATACATCAAACTTAGACTTTGCTTGTGCTTTAGCCTGCGCCCACTTCTCAGGTGAAGTTGGCACATTCTTCTCTTCAAGTTGTTCAACTTCTTCTTTGACATGGCCATACTTCTTT